AAAGTACACCTAACCTATAGGGAGGTGTAAAGTAATTCCCCTTTACAGTCATTGCACCTGTCAAGATGAGCATATCCTGCTCACTTGCAAGCTGAGCATATACTGCTCATCGCAAATCATGTAAAGGGGATTACTAAGGACTTCGAAAAGGAGGTTACACATATGACCATCTTAATGATACATCGGTCATGCAAAGTAGTCAAGGAAGACAGCTCTGCTCATCTGGTCATTGAAGAAGATCCTCCTGTCCATATAGGCCTTGAAGAGCCTCCACTGTTCTGCCTTGAATCTCTTCAGATCACTGGGATCAGAGCTGTAGTCAGGATCCGGGACCCTTGCCAGGATGCAATAATACTCTGCCCTGCTTTTATGCTTCAGGATCCTGAGCTCTCCAACAGTGGTATGTGGTCTGTATTCCTTCAAAGGCATGTATCTGATCAGCTTCTCATCCTCAAGGGTAAATCTGTTCTGCAGTGCCATCTCTGAGAATCCTGTGCCGGTCCGGAGCTTATAGAGGTCAGTGTCATTCTTCTTCTGTGAGATCGGTGAGTCATGCACTGATATGATGCACAGGCTCCTGGCAGGATCTTTGAAAATATCCTTGTTAGACTTCTGCAGCTTCTCAGCTTCATTTACCAGTCCTAAGTGAATGAATATAGGGTTATCCAGTCTGTTGCTGTTTGCCATCATAACGAGCTTCACAGGAGGCTCTCCTGTGAGTTCTCTGTTTCTGTTGATTGTCTCATAGGCATTCAATAGAGCCTCTCCCTCAGCCTTTATGGGCCTCTCATGGTATTCCGGAATGAATTCATCATAGATGATCAGCTCCACATCAGATGCATCAAAGCCTCTTAAATTAGATATTGTAGACAATGCTGCAGTATATCCAAGAGGCTCTCCAGAGGCCCTCAGAGAGCCCTCATGCTCTTCTCCTTCATAGAAAGCAGCTGTATACTTGTTGACCGGTTTACTCACTACAGTGCTTCCAATGTCTCTATTGATGGCCTTGAAGGGTGAGAAGTCAGGTTTATTTATTAGGTCTGTCTGGCTCTGTGTCCTTCTCATATATATGAATTTCTTATGATGCTGATAAGCATACTTTAAAGCTCCATAGGTCTTGCCTGTGCCTCTGGCTCCTACAATAAAGATGAATGTGAAGGGAAGCTCCATCAGGCTCTTCATGTCGATATATCCGGAATCAAGAAAAAGCTCCATTAAGCAATGCCTCCAGCATATTGATCTTCTTCATCAGATGGATCTTCCAGTGCTGTGGAAGATCATCCTCAGGATCATGGATCTTCTTTGACTGGAGCAGAGCAGCTCCGGAGATCCCTATCCATGAGGCCTGAGTTCTATATGATATACCCATGTTTTTCAGTTCATCTAATAGCTTATACTTCATAATTTCTCTCCTTAGTGTATTTGATGATCTCCTGGACTGCCACCAGATTGTTCAGAAGCTCCTTGTATTCATCAGTGATGCTTACTGTGTAGGTGGTATCTGTCAGCACCACATTGCTGGTCACAGGAATCTCTCTGCCTCCTGATCTGACCATGACAGGCTCTGTCATGTCATTATATATGGCAGACACCTTGCCGGAATCAGTGAAGGTGAAACCATCTTTGAAGGCTTCAAGTCCTCCCTTGCTTTTCAGCTCCTGTGCTCCAAATTTCTTTGATACCCCAGAAATGGTGATGTGCAGGTCTCCGTCATCATCCTCATAGGCATATTTTTTAGCTCCCAGTGTCTTGAATCGCTGGCAGTGTTTATCCAGCTCCAGGACTCCCATGTAGTGGATCCTGCCTTTACTGTCCTCCCGGTATGCCTTGTTTTTGATGCTGTCAGCTCTTCTGAGCTCATTGTAGGAGCTCCAGTCATGATTATTCTTATAAAATACAGAGTCCGTATCACAGTACACAAAATCATCTCCGGTGGTGTCTATGGCCTCCTGAAGCCTCTTCCTGGCCCATGCAGTGGTCCATACTCCCCATTGATAAAGGCTGTATGTATTGTGCTTGTTGTGCTTCTCCAGGAGCTCCTCAACAGGAGCAGTCTGTTCTTCATAGTCAATTCCATTGAATATGATGAGCTGCTTGACAGGATCCTGCCGGAAGAATCCATATATGCTATTGAGTTTTGCCTTGCTTCTGATGTAGTTGAGAGCCTCTGAAGGATTGCCTTTGAGGATGGTCTTCCTTCTGTAGTATTCAATTACAAGAGCCTTGACCGGATCAGGGAGCTGCCCGTAGTCAGCATGCATCAGCTTGTTGACGGACATGGAGCTCCATTCATATTGATCAGCAATTATATCATAGTCAATGTCTGTGCAGGTGAAGGTGATCATGTCAGCACTCTTTATCCTGCCATTGTCTATTGTGCAGTGGATAGCATCAAAGCATTTTCCATATGCCAGATATGGGCAGTATTCAGCTCCTTCTCTGATCCTGACATCATTAAGAGTGAGTTCCATCAGAACAGCCTTGCCTCTCTTCAGAAGAAGCTCAAGCATCTGCTCTGATGGTCTTGCTATCTTCTTGAAGGGAGTGACAGGAAAAGGATTATTAATGATCACATCCGGATAGCTGGAGGACCTGTCCACACATGTCACATCCCAGATGGCAAAGTCAGCCAGATAAGGATTACCATGAGTATTGCCTCCACGCATTGCCTCATGCAGCATCAGATAGGTCTCCATGTCAGGCTGTTGATTCTGGATGAATGTGTGAGGGATCTCTCTCATAGCTCTTTTGGCATCCCTTCTCACATAGCCTGTAGAGGTCAAAGGGAAGCTGTAGAAGCTGTCTTTTTCTATCTTCATATCTATCTCAATGGCTTCAACCAATCCAATGACATCATGCACACAGTACTCTATTTCTTTATCTGTGAGAGGTGTGTCAGGATATCTTATCTTACTATAGTCAAACTCCTCTCCGGAGAGCTTGAGATCCTTAACTCCCATATCCTTCAGGTATCTGTCCAGGCTCTGAGCAGAATGGATATATGAGCATCTGAATTCAAAAGGACCTGAGGATGCTTTCCGGATCTTCCTTTTATCCAGACAGAATACATTTTTACTCTCAAAAGGGATAACTCCCTTGAGGAATTGGAATTCATATGAGAGATTATGAACAAAGACCAGAAGCCTCTCATCCTTCTTCAGCTGCCCCTGCACTGCTGCCATGAAGCTCTTAAACTCTTCCCAGGTCCTTCCCATGATGCAGATAAGAGGACCCATTGCAAACTGCCAGACATACATGATGGATTGCTTCTCGCCGTCGATCTCAACATCCGGCAGCACGGTAGTCTCTATATCAAAGGCACATATGATGTTCTTATATACCACCTGTGTCCTGCTGGCAGGATTGCCTGCATATCTCCTGGCTTTCCCTATGTGCTTTAAGAGTTTATAATCAAACTCATCCCACTTAAGGATCATCATCCCAGGAATGCCTCCTCTATTGCTCTGACAGCTTCCTGCTGTCTCTTCTGCTTTCCTCCCTTGCTGTTCTTATATGCCTCATTATAGACATCAACAACACTGTAAATGGAGTAATTGCTTTTATATATGTCATTCATCTGGGAGAGGACATTCTCAATATCCTTCATCTTCCGGGCATTGCTTACAAGATCCTTGTTGATTCCTGCCTTCAGAAGATTTTCTTTTAATGTGTTCCTCCTGCTGGACAGCTGTCTTGATGAGCTCTTTCCCTTTTCAACTGAGCTGTATACTTTAGTCAGCTCCCTGAGGAGCTGCTCATCTGAGAGAGTTTTCACTTCCGGGAACAGCCTTGCATTCCTGGCTGCCTGTGTTCCGGAAAACTTTGGAGAGGCCTGAAGCCTCTGCACTCTCTTGTTTTCAATGGTCCTCAGTCTGCTGTATTCTGCTCTGGCTTCCTTCATGCTGATGGTGCCTGACTGCACTGCATACTGTGGATTGAGATATGTCTGCTGTAAAAACTTAAAAGCCATATAAGCCTCCTTATAAAGAAGAGGACCGGATCCCGGTCCTCCTGGATGTTACTGCTGAGCCTGTTCAGCTCTCTCTACCTTCTCAACATTTGTGACAATGTTTTCAGTATAGCTTCTCTTTTCTCCGTCAGCCTCAAACTCTCTGACCTTCTCATAATATGTGACTTCCACATATTCATGTTCCGGGAGTGCTCTCAGCAGCTGAGCAACATTGAGATCCTGCTGCCTGTATGGAGTGAAGCCGGTGATCCTTTTCCATTCCCAGGACTTCTCTGCTCCTTCAGGAGCTCTTACATTGATGGAGCACTTGTAATATTTGGCTCCGGATTTGCCGAAGTTGTGAGAGATATATCCTCTCATCTTATAAAGCTGGTATGCCATGTGTGGCCTCCTTCTGCCCTTCTGGGCTCTAAATTTATTCCCTAATGGGATGGGATGGAGCTGATAAGCTCAGCTCCTCAGAAGCTATCTGATCTTGGTACCTCTTCCCTGAGCTATATGCTCATCCTGTTCTTTCAGGTCCTTCAGCAGCTGGATGACCAGCATGATCAGGACCGGAAAGAGACTCATTGATATTACCATATAAAACTCCATCAGCTTCAGGATCATTTCCTTTTCCTCCTTGTCAGTACATCGCTCCATTTATCTCCCAGGTCCTTGAGGATGATGCAGGCTGAGACTGCAGCAGCTATGTCCACAGCCAGCATCACATTGAAGGCCAGGAGCCAGAAGAGAAACATTGTGCAATTCCTCAATAACTCTGTCAGCATCAGTGCTCACTCCACCATTTATAATGATCCTTCTGCAGGATGATGTGATAGTCAATGAGATCTCTCTGCCTGATCTCATCCAGCCGGTCAAAGTAGTCCTGACCAAGAAAATACTCATCTCCCATCTCTTCAGCAAACCACAGGAGAGCTCTGACTGCTTCAGCATATTCATCAATATACTTACTTTGCAGCTCCATTCTCATGATGACCTGCCTGTCATTTCCTGGATTATCAAGATGGTGCTGTCTTGAGCTGTCAATGCGTCTTTTTGTTAAATGCATCTGAGCCTCTATTCTCTTGTCCAGAGAATGGATGATGTCATTGCCTGTTATACTTCTGTTCATGTGTGTCCTCCGTTATTCTGTCTTACTGCAGGGAATCCCTGCATCTATATGTTATAATATACTTCTCATTTTGTCAAGTGTTAATTTCAATATACATATAGTATAATGAAAAGTTGACTTATTACTGTCTGTAATATAAAATGAAGATGGGAGGAAGGCCGTTTAAGCAGTGCCGGAAGCACTGGCCATGTGGACAGCTTAACCACACAAAGCCTCCCTGTAATGATCATTAACTCATGGAGGTGCAAGATGAGTGATTATAGAGTAAGGAAGCAGTTAAAAGCCGGATTTTCACCAGCATCAGCAAATTATTATGCAAAAGAAGACATCAATGAATGGGAGCCTCATGTGAATAATAAGCCTGTAATATTAACCCCTGATGGTGGATATAAGTCAAGGCATACAATGGAAGCATGGAGAACATCTAAGAGAGCTCCAAAAGCAATGCTGCCTCTTAGAAAATATAAAAGCAAATATTAAGAGGTGACAACATGGCAGATACAACTTATTTTGGCATTGATGTCTCCAGATGGCAGGGATCAATAGACTGGAACAGGGTAAAGCTGGCCGGAGTTAAATTTGTCATGATAAGAGCAGCCTTCAGAGGGTATGGTGACGGATCAATCAACCCGGATCCTAAAGCTGCTGAATATGTAGAAGGCTGCCTCCGGAATGGCATTGACTATGGGCTGTACTTTTTCAGCCAGGCCATCACACAGGCAGAAGCACAACAGGAGGCAGATTATCTGATCGACTGGTGCAGGCAAAAGGGATATAAACCGACATACCCTATCTGCATTGATCAGGAATACTCAGGAACAGAGGAAAAGATAGGAAGAGCTGACAGGCTCACTGCTGACCAGTACAGGAACAATGTCAGAGCCTTCTGCAAAAGAGCAGAGGAGAGAGGCTTCTATCGGATCATCTACTGCTCAGAAAATTGGTATAATACATATCATGCTCCTGTTGCTGAGGATGTCGCTGCATATGACTACTGGATCTGTAAGTGGTCAAAAGTTTCTCCTAAAATATCCAGGACCTTCGGTATATGGCAATATACAAACTCAGGAGCGATCTCAGGAATAACCGGAAGAGTAGATCTGAACATTGCCAACAGAGACTATCCTGCCATCATTAAAAATGCCGAGCTGAACGGATGGAAGAAGGATGTGGAGCCGGAGGACCCTCCTGTGACAAGAGGCTTCCTCATTAAACTGCTTGAGAAGATCCTTGAATGGCTGAGAGGAGGTATATGATGCAAGTGGAGTATGCGATCCTTGCATCAGTCATCTCTCTGACAATAGCCATTTTAGGATTCTTCAGAACAATGAAGAAGGACAGCTCCGAAGATGCAAGCCAGATGACCACTGTCCTGGTAAAGCTGGAGAACATCCAGCAGGGGATCAATGATCTGAAGTCTGATGTATCAAGTATTAAAAATGATATTAAAGAGCTGGACCATAGGCTCACTATTGAAGAGGAATCCCTGAAGAGTGCCTGGAAGCAGATAACCCTGCTGGGCAAAGGGATCCTGCATGACTGAGGTGTATAATGGATAGAACAGTAATAATTGCTGTATGCCTGTTAATTCTCCTTTTTATACTGTGTTGGTATGTTCACACCACTAACAGAGGGAAGGCAATCATGGAATATCTTCAGAGCAAGGATTTCATCAGGGCTGCCAAGATCGCCATCCTTCTGGCTGAATATGTCATGAAGGACTTCACAGGCCCTGACAAGCTGGAGAAGGCTGTGGAGTACATCATGGCATATATACCGACACATATCCTCAAATATCTGGATCCTGAGCTTATAGCTCAAGGCATCCAGAGTGTATTTGATATGATTAAGGAGCATAAGGATGGGCATACTGTGCCAATAGATAAAGACATATAAAGGAGACACAAAATGACATTAGAAGACAGGCTCCTGCTTATAAAGGCAGGATATACAAAAGATGAAATTGAAGGAATGACAGGAGCTCCTGCTCCTGAGCCTTCAGTGGATCCTGTTCCGGTGGAATCAGCTCCGGAGCAGCCTACAGAGCCGGCACCATTGCCTCAGGAGGAGAAGCCCGGAAGCTCTTTAGATGAGGTAATGCTGGAAATAAAAAAGCTCAAGGATGCCATAGCAAAACAGAACATCCAGGACAGAGTCCAGGATCTTCCCACTTCTGAAACTGCTGATGATATCCTGGCATCAATTCTTAATCCTAAGAAAGGAAAATAAAAATGGCTGTTAATGTTTTAAATTTTAATCAGGTCTCAACTCTCCTTGCTGAGATAGTAGGCCAGGCAACAGGCAGCAGAGTCATGGCTCCGGTAGATACAAATGAGTTTGTAACGGTAGGTCAGACAGCTCTCCTTGCCGGTACAGATAATATAATCAATGCTATTTCACAGGTCCTCTCCAGGACTATCTTCTCAGTCAGACCCTACAATGCAAAATTTGCAGGTATGCGAGTCTCTGCCGAGCAGTTTGGTGCAATCTCCAGGAAACTGGTCAGCATTGACAATCCTCTGGAGGATGATGACCGCTTTAGCCTTGTTGACGGTCAGTCTGTAGATATGTATGTAGTAAAGAAGCCTTCAGTGCTTCAGCTCAACTTCTACGGTTTCAATGTTTACCAGCAGTCAGTGACGATCTTCAGAGACCAGCTTAATGTCGCCTTTGAAGGTCCATCCCAGTTTGGTGAATTCATCACCATGATCATGCAGAACATATCTGACCAGATGGAGCAGGCAGATGAGGAGCTCTCCAGACAGTGCATTGTCAATATGGCTGCCGGAGTAATTGCCGGTGATACTGCCGGCACAAGAGCTATCAATGTGCTCACTCGCTTCAACAGTGAGACAGGAAGCTCTGCCACTGCTACAACAGTCTTTACTCCTGCAATATTCCCTGCATTTGCAAAATGGTTCTATGGCTATGTAGAGAGGATCTCTGATAAGTTTGAGAGCAGGTCAGTTGCTTATCATGTAAATCTCACAGGCAAGCCTATCATGAGACACACTCCTAAGAGCGAGCAGAGACTGTATGTCCTCTCAGATGTAATGACAAGGATCAAGACTGAAGTGCTCTCTGATGTATACAATGAATTCCTTCTCAGACTGGGAGATTATGAGGCAGTCAGCTACTGGCAGCGGATTGGCTCTCCAATGGATATTTCAACTAAGCCTGTATATCTCAAGGCAGATGGATCTCTTGAAGAAGCACAGACTGCTACAGACGCAACTCTCATTGGCATCCTGGCTGATCGTGAGGCCTTCGGTACCGTCAACATGAATGAATGGATGGCTGCAACTCCGTTCAATGCCAGAGGTGGCTATTATAATATGTTCTGGCACCAGGAGAAGAGATATTGGAATGACTTCACTGAAAACTGTGTAGTTTTCTATATTGCTTAATCACAGGAGGGCCACATGGTCAGTATAAGGCTTTACAATTATGAAAAGAAATTGAATAGCACTGCTGTCCCGTCAGGCTCTGGAGCAGTTTACAACTGTCTTATCAAGGATGACCGGAGCCTTATCACTCCGGTCATTCTCCTGGATTTTAAGGATGCTGAATATGTGCCTACTTATAACTACTGCTATATACCTGGCTTCAATCGCTATTACTATATTAATGACTGGGTATTTATCAGAGGACTCTGGCAGGCTTCTCTTCTGGAGGATCATCTTGCTTCATTCAGGGCTGAAATAGGGCAGTCAGTCCAATATATCCGGAGAAGCTCCAGGAGTTACGATGGTGACATCATTGATTCAAGATATCCATTTAAGACAGGAGCCTCATTCTCCATGAATGAGATTGCCTCAGGATGGCAGACATCAATGAATTCAGGATTCTTTGTGTTAAGTGTAGCAGGAGGTCAGTATGGCACCACAAGATATGCTCTGACTCCGTTCCAGATGTATCAGCTGGCAAGCAAGCTGTATGATGATTCTGTCTTTGTGATGGATCCTGATGTCAATCTGGATAAGAACACATTAAATCCTATTGAATATATTAATAATATCCTATGGTTTCCAATTAATACAGGGTTAATGCCTGGGGGCACAGCAGTTGCATCTATCCCTATCGGATGGTGGGCTTCCGGTGTTTCAGGAGTGGCTCTGACAGGCACTCCTGTGGTCTCATGGACATGGTCAATTGGAGTGCCTAAACACCCTCAGACCAATCTGGTGGGCAACTGGCTGAATGGCTCAGCTGCATCCAGTTATGAGCTTTATTATCATCCTTATGGAGCAATCGTGCTGGATCCTACACAGCTGAAGAGTGTCTCTGCTCTGTCTCTTGTGAATAAGGTGGATGTAATATCCGGCATGAGCTATCTGTCAGTGAGTGCAGGAGGAGCTGTCATCAGACAGGTGGCTGCACAGGTCGCTGTGCCGGTGCAGGTAGTACAGAATCACACAGATGCCATTGCAGCTGTATCTTCCTCAATGGGAGCTGTGGCATCACTCATGACCGGCAATGTGGCAGGCTTCCGGAACGGAATCAGTAATGCTCTTATGGCTCAGCTGCCTCAGGTAGAAATGAAAGGAGCATCCGGCTCTATGGCAGGAGCTGCAGATACCATTAAACTGGTGGGTGTTTTCCTGAGCATGACAGAGGAAGACATAGCTCACAAGGGAAGACCTCTGATGCAGTCTAAAAGGATCGACAGCATTCCCGGCTATATAGAATGTGAAGATGTTCATCTCACTTCAGCCATTGCCCTGAAGCCTGAACTGGAAAATATATATAATGACATGAGAGGAGGATTCTATTATGAATAACGGAATCCCTTTTGAATATGACTACATAAATGTAGTTAATTCACAGATCTCTCCCTCTACCATTCATGCACACAATACTCAGCTCTCTGCATATTACAGGAGATATCTGATGCAGAAGGCTATTGCAATGTTCAAATTCACAGGAGTACCGGATTCATGGGCCCTTAATTATATGCAGTATTGCCTTTTTGAGCTTGGCAGATTCTGTATATTTGATTCAGGGCTGGAGAATTTCGGAGTTATACCACAGTGGTGCACATTCTCAAAAAGGGATGTATTCTACAGGCCTGCCAATGTGATCGTGACTAACCCTCTCCTACAGCCTCAGAGCAGGGAGCTCAGGCTTGGAGTGGATGCAGCACTGATCCATCTACAGCCCAATTATAATGGGCTCTATGACATGGTCAGCTATTATGCTGATCTGATGGCAGTCACAGCTGAGGCAGCCGGCATAAACATTCTCAACAGTAAATATGCATGGGTATTCCGGGCACAGAATAAGGCAGCTGCAGAATCCTTTAAGAAGATGTATGACAGCATAGAAGCTGGCAATCCTGCTGTTGTCATAGACAAGCAGCTCCTCAATGAGGATGGGCAGCCTACTTGGATGGCCTTCACTAATAATCTGACTGCCAATTATATAGCTCCTGAACTCCTGGAGGATCTCAGGAAGATTGAGCAGAGATTCCTTACTCAGATCGGCATCCCTAACCGGAACACAGAAAAGAGAGAGAGACTCATCACAGATGAAGTCAACCGGAACAATGTGGAGACTCATGTACTCTCAGAGCTCTGGCTTGAAACAGTAAGAAAAGGATTTGATGAAGCAAATAAAATGTTCAGCTTACAGCTGGGCATTGAGTATGCCTTCAAGCCTGAAATTAATGGAGAGGAGGATGTCATAGATGAGTAAGGCAACAATGTCAATACTGGGCCTGTATAATTATGATAATACCATCTTTGATGGCATCACTCTTCCTGAAGGATTGGACAAGGATGTGCTGGCTTATGAGATCCTCAGACAGTGCTCTGAGCTGGAGATCCTGTACTCTGATCCTGCCTTTATGAAGGGAGCACTATCCAGCTGGTCAGCAGTCAATGCAGTAAAGTGGGAAAAGCTGTATGCTACAGTCAAAGCTGAATATGATCCGATAGAGAACTATAACAGGTATGAAGAAGGTGAGGAGATCACAACTCCTGACCTAAGGACTACAAGCTCCGTATCAGCTTTTAACAGTGAAGACTTCCGGGAAGCATCAGCTGTGGAATCAACAGGAAATAACACCATCAACAGAAAAAGCCATATACATGGCAATATTGGTGTGACCACTTCCCAGCAGATGCTGGAGGCTGAGAGGAAGCTGCAGGACTGGTCAATATATCAGTTTATAGTGGACTCATTTAAACTTGATTTTTGCTTATTAGTCTATTAAAGGAGGAAATCAATGATAATTGATAAATATCCTTATACTAATATGCATGAGCTCAATCTGGATTGGATAATCCGGAAAATAAGAGAATTGACCGAATATGTGGAGACGATCCAGGGCAACATCCTGGAGCAGGCTAAAGCATACACTGATGAAGAGCTGGCAGGATATCAGGAGCAGCTCACTGCATACCAGGCACAGGTCAACAACCGGATCGCCCGGTTTGAAGATACTGTTAATAATATGCTCACTATTCAGGACAGTAAGATCCGGGCATTTGACAGAAAGATAGATGATGCTATCATCGGAGTCAATGCCAGGACTGACACTGCCATAGAGCAGAATAATGAGTATATAATGGAGCAGATATCACAGGGCATCATTGATGTTAAAGTGGTAAACTACTTCACCGGTGCACTGGTGACCATTCAGGAGATGTTTGACTATCTGGCCCACTTCCATCTGAATGATGCAATCAGTTATGCTGAACTTGCAGCAGCTTCAAAGACTTATAATGAGCTCATTGCATACAACATGACATATACAACACTTGCCAACTCAGGCAAGACAATCATTGTATAAAGGAGGAAGCATCAGATGCTTAATACAACTCATTTTAATTTGAACATCGTTGAGGGTACTGATCTTGTCAACCCATTGACTCAGCTTAATCCTAACTTCCAGGCAATAGATGATGCCATGTATGCCAATGAAATGGCAGCATTTACATTGGCAACAGAGCTGAAGAATGGCACGATTCATGCCCTCACCAGAACGGTAGCAGGAGCAGGTCTGTTCCGTTTTGTGGCTACATCAGACTTTACAGCAGGAGACACATTCACCCTTGATGGCAACCAGGTCACTGCTCTGACTACAGACGGCCAGCCTCTGACAACAGGATCCTACAGGATAGGCATGACTGTGCTGGCAGCAGTGACCGGAACAGTGATGACTCTCTTCGTGTCATCCGGTACAGTGGCAACAGCTGCAGACTCTGAGAGGCTGGGAGGCGAGCTGCCTGCATACTATGCAACAGCAGCAAATCTGCAGACAGTCTCGGACACAGCAACAGCTGCCGGCACTCTGGCAGGCAATGCGATCCCTAAGGGAGCAGTGCAGAATATTGTATATACAGCAAGTCTGCCGGATAACCCAATCAGTACAACTCTTTACCTTATTCCAGAAGCATAAGGAGGTACAATATGCCTATCTTTTTAGGTGATCAGAAGGTTGATCTCTCACTTGGTAATACCAAAATAAGCAAGGGATATCTCGGAAATGTCCTTGTATATCAGAGTGCTCTCCCTTATGCATCAGGGCTTGGAGTCCACTATGATGGCATCCTGAATGCCGGTAACTCTCATGATGGATCCAGTAGAATATGGAAGGACCTTTCAGGCAATGATGTTGACGGCACAGTTACATTTGCAGGATCAGACCGGTGGGCAGCCAATGGAGTAAGATTCAACACATCAGGATCTAATGTAAGGCTTACTAAAGACCTGTTTACAAGACCTTTTACAGTGGAGTTTGCAATCACACTGGCTGTAAATCATAACTATGGAACCCTTATGAGAGGAGTTTCTAATTCAGGAATAAGGGATTCATGGATAGGATCTGATGGCAGAGTCAGGGTAAGAGTACAGGACACCTATGACGGACCTGCAAAAACTATCTCCACAGGAACGATGCACACAATAGCAATCACATTCACAGGCAATACTCAGAGAGTATACATTGATGGTGTATACTATTCAACACCATCAAAGTCATGGAGCAATGGAGCATCATCCTCCTTCTATCTGTTTGGTGACCCTACAGCTGGAGCCAGCAGAGTCATTCAGGGTGTAGGTCATTCCTTCAGATGGTATGACAGGGTGCTCTCTGATGATGAGATCCTCACTAACTACAACATTGATGCTGCAAGGTTTACTTGACTTGCTGATGCACTGATGCTATAGTGATGGTGTGATCCTCCGGTCCGGGATCCGTATCATCCCCGGTCATGGTAATACTATTACTGAATCCCCTTTACATGATTTGCGATGAGCAGTATATGCTCATACTGCAAGTGAGCAGAATATGCTCATCTTGACAGGTGCAATGACTGTAAAGGGGAATTACTTTACACCTCCCTATAGGTTAGGTGTACTTT